AACGGCATAACCAAGGATTTAGGATTAGACAGGGCGGCCAGATTGTTCCTTTCATTGCATCCGGAAGAGAACTTGAAATTCAATAGCACTAGGATCATTATTAACATGGTGCGAAAGGGTGAGATCAAGGAAAAGATAGATCCTGTCGAGGTAGCTTTTAACAAGCTATCAACTATAAAGGTTGAGGATGAGGCTGATTTTAACGATCCGCTTGGTATGCTGGTTGACTTCCCTGGAAGCTGGGCCGAGATCAATGAGCCGATAGTAATCCAAGGCATCAAGAAGCTAGGCATCTGCAATGATATCCATTTGCCGTACCATGATAAGTTTGCTGTTCAGGCTTGCTTTGCGGAGTTCAAGAAGCGTGGGGTTGATGGGATCTACTTAAACGGTGACATAATGGATTTGGAAGATGTGAGTCGCTTTGAAAAGATGCCTGACGGCCGCTACCTGCGAGATGAGATTGAGGTGGGTCGCAGCTTTGTGAAGTCATTGAGGAAGCTATTTCCAGACATTCCTATTTATTGGAAGGATGGCAACCATGAGAAAAGGTTGGAGTCTTATGTGGCGAGCAAGGCACCGGAGCTTGTAAAGCTGTTTGGGATGGACATACCTACGCAGTTGGAGCTTGCCGAGCATGACATCATCCATGTTCCGGAGCATAAGGTGGCTAGGTTTGGTAAGCTTTGGATCGCTCACGGCCATGAGTTGGGGTTGAAAAGCGGCACGGTCAACATAGCCAGGCAGGTTAGGATGAGGGTGGGTGTTAATGTGATCTTCGGCCACTGGCACAAGAACCAGACTGATACGAGCAGGAACCTTGCTGATGAGGTTCACGGTGCCTGGGCGTTGGGTTGTTTGGCGTATTTGAAGCCAAGATATACTGGCGTGCTGAATCAATGGACACAAGGAGCCGCCACCGTGGATTTAAACGATGACGGCTCGTTCCAGGTCAATTCTTTTCAGATTGTGGATGGGGTGGTGGTTTAGAAAGGTGCGTTAATAGTGTAGTTAAATCCCATAATTAACCCACAACCTATTTTCAACTGGAGAATAATATTTTATTATTTGCTTTTCGGCTTGACAACATTCAGCGTATGTTTCATATTCAGCCAAATAAACATGTTTAAAATTTTTTCTGTATTTATGCCAACTTAATCTTTCAAAGAGATTAAAAGACCTACCTACATAAATAACTTCATCATTGTTTAGGAGCAAATAAACAAAATATCTACCCCTTACTTTATTCAGCTTTTTAGTTATTTCAGACCAAGATATTACGGCACATAAAATTGGTTTTAAAAAAGCGATGTTTTTTATTTCCAATTTTTTTTTATATATATTAAATTCTTCCATTAAATAGTTTTTTAATCGGCCTGCCGCCACCAACCAACTTGTTATTGGTGCGACATAGCTGCATGAAGCTTTCAGACTTTTTCATTCCATAACGGCTTCTGAACTTTTCGACTGCTTTGCGAGTAGTGTTAAGAAGCTGTGCCAACTGTCTATCTGATTTCATGGGATTGTCCATGATAAACCGCTGGTGCGCTGATGTCCACTTAAAATTCACTCTTTTAGCCATGCTTTTAGTTTTGGGTAGTTTGCTTTAAGCTCAAGGTACAAGGCATGCTCTGGAGTGACTCGAAAGTAGTATTCGATATCATCCCTTTTCATTGGCTTTTGGCTGATGTAGTTGATGATATTTGCTTCCGACCAGCGTTGAGAGAATCGTGGGGCGTGGCGTGGAACTCCGTATTGGTCCCATACTGATGGCCATTTGTATCTATAGTGTTTCATGTTAAAAGAATATTTCAGAGCGATACTGCTCTAGTTTGTTAATGAATTTAATCAGTTCGACCTTTGCTGTTTCAAGATCATCGGCCACATCTTCACGATTGATTCGCAGGATCCAGATGGGTTTTTTTGCCAGGCGTGGGTCGAAGCTTACGAAGTCCACCCATTTGAGGTCGGGATTGACCAGGAAGTAGGACCATATCTGCTCTTTGTAATCGTTTGGAATCTTGCCTTGTCGGATGTACTTAATATGGTTCTTGGTCTTGGGGCATTTAATCTCGACAGCCCCTTCCGTTCCGATGTAGCCATCTGGACTTTGGACTAAAATTGTCCAATCTTCTGACTGGATGAGGCACGGATGATCTACGTCATGTCCCGTGATGTTGCAATATTCTTGGATGGCTAGCGGTTCCATGTCGATGCCTCGCTGCATCTCTTCGCTTATGAACTCATCATCATCGATCATGCCTACCTCTTCCTCGGCTATGATTTCATCGATTAGTGATAGGTTGTCTTTGGCGAACATCTTCTTGAGTCGAGATCCAGTTAGTTTACCGAGTCTGAGCTGGTGCCATTCGTGGCTACCTTGCTCGCAGTTGTGTATGATCATGACTTTAGTTTGTTAATGGTTCGTTGTGCAAATTCTTCATTCTTGCCTGGGCCGTGCAGTTCTAGTCCTTTTAGGAAGCCGATCTCCCAAGCGGCCATGGTCAGCTCATTGACCATTCGTGATACCTCATGGGCTTTGCCATCAGTAGCCGAGTAGATGAATCGCTCGACTAGGACCGACTGCTTTGCCTCCAGATGCTTAATTGCCTCATCTACCTTGCTCATACCAGGTCCCCCACTTTCTCATCTATCTCGGCCTCGTAATCCTTGGGGTCGAGTTCAACCACATCGCCATCGGCTAGGGTTTCGGTTAATGATAGGCACTTCCATGAATAGTCGCAGCTGGGCGATGTCCAATAGGTGGCATCGTGATAGTTGGCATTGACCTCGACTATTGCGTCAAGAATACGGCCACCGTTCTCAATCCATATTTCTAGTTGATGGGTCATGCTAGACCTCCCTTCTTTGCATCCTTTGCCTTGATGACATCCGGATGACCTTGCTCATCTTTAGTTAGCGAGGTGTAGGTTTTCTTGAGTTGGTCCAAGGTGATGCAGGCGTTGATGGCTGCGATTGCTTTGGCTGGGTCAATGGTTGCTACCTTGGGAACGAAGTCACGGATACGGAGCGCATCGACATCCTCACCAAAGGCACGGATCCTGCGTGCGAATATTTGGATCTTCTTGCCCTGCCACTGCTCCATGTATGGAGTAGCGTGGATCTTGGTAATGGTCTTTGCGTTGGTATTGTTTAAGATCATCGGCTTGACTGGCTCCATGAAATGCACTACGAGACAGTCTTGTTTTTTGCCATCGGTTCCTACTACTTGTTCGAGGCCGCATGATTTGATTGTGAGGATCAGTTCCTCGCCAGGTTGGAGCGCATAGGCTCCGATGTAATCTGGATTCTTGAGCTGTTTCCAGTGTGTTAGTTTGTCAGACATGGTGTTAATGGTTTAATGGTTTGTAAGTTTTGATGAATACGTAGGTTGGTTTGATAAAGCTGGTGTAAGCTTCTAGTGGGTCAATGGTGATATTTGCTGTGTCTTTTTTATAGTAGATGATGCCATGATATACTCGTTGTATGGTGACTTTTTCGCCTGAGTAGATGTTGACCCATCGTGAGTTGGCTCTTGGTTCGATCATTTGTTTTGGAGTTTTAGGTGTTTGGTATGGTTGATATAGTCTTGATCGGTTGGATAGCCGTGCATCCTCCAGTAGTCTCTGAGTCGAGCGATGAGGTCATGGTTTAGGCCACCTCTGATTGTTTCGTTGCGTTCTAATTTGAATGGTACTCCCTTTGTAATTTGTCGGTTGTAGTCTTCAATGTTGCTCATTTTGTAGTGATTTAAGGAAGAAATAGACACTGATGCACATAAAGATAAGAGCTGTGATGATTTGTTCCTGATCTGCTGCGGCCATTGCTACGAAGGCGGCAAGGAATGCGAATAGTGGTTTCATGGTGTTTGGTTTAGTTTGATGGGGCTAAATTAGTACAATTTTGTAATGTACAAGCAAAAGGGCTAAAAATAACTTTATTGCACTGATTTACAGCACAATAATTTTTAAGCGTTAAATTTTTATTGCCTTGAAATTACGAATTTATACCTTTGGCGCATGGTTACGATTAATGAACTCATAAAGATGAGCGGCTACAAGAAGGAGTTCCTGATCACAAAGACAGGGATCCCTCGCAATAAGTTCTACCAGGCCTTGAAAGATTTGTCGGTGCTAAACGAAAACGAACTTAATCAATTAGCTTTGGCCCTTGGTTATAAAAAAGAAGTATTACAAGAGATAATCAATGCAGGAAATCAAGCTTCAGGACTACATCATTGACTCCCTAGAACTCGGATTAAACATCAAGTTATTATTGCTTGCCACCGGGATTGATGAGGAAACATTTATGCAAAAAGTAGAATATGACAAATTTACAAGAGATGAAAGCATCAAGATTCACAAGCTTATTAAAAGCTGGCGCAAGGCTAATGCGATATTTTAAGTGGCTTAACCAGGAACGGATGAAGGCCATGGTTGAATGCAAATCACCATTAAACATATAAACCAATGATCTACAAACTGACAACAGCGGTTTTCGTAATCGCAACGCTGGTATTCGCCAATCTTGGAAGATTGATGCACCAGGAAAAAAAAGCATTGAGCGAAGAGATATTCCAACTTAAAAAGCAAATCGAGGATTTGAATGACAAGAATAAAAAGCTTGACACCTTCAATGATTTGATGCTAAACGAGAATGCTCAACTAATCTCGGCCAATAATGATTTGAAATTCATAAAAGACAAAAAACCAATAATCATCTACAAACATGAAAAACGCACTAACATTAATCATTCTGCTTCTGAGCAGTTCAATGACATACTCTCAAAGCGATACGAACTCGAATGATTCGGTAATTTACACCCCTCAATATTTATTTGAGATGATGATTGCCGACCTTGAGCAGTGCGACCTTGACCGTATTGAACTGAAGAAAGCCAAGGCAGAACTGTCATTGATATATGTAGAACTTGCCAAGGCTAACAAGAGCAAGGAGATTGCTTTTGACCAGCTCAAGGATTTGAGGGAATATAATGATAGCCTTGTAAATAATAACCTAAACATGGCTTTGGAAAACCAGCAAGTTCAAAGCAAGTTAAAGCGTAGCAGGAATTGGTGGCGTGTAGGGACTTTTGCCTCATTATTGACAGCAGTGGGTATTCACTTTAACTGGAAGGAATCTTGGGTAAACGTGCGCTGATAACAGGTGTCACTGGTCAGGATGGTAGCTACCTGGCTGAACTGCTCTTGGACAAGGGCTATGAGGTTCATGGCATCAAGCGTAGGACCAGCCAGATCAATACCAGGCGCATCGATCATCTGATGGACCATGAGCACTTTCATCTGTTCTATGGCGATGTCACTGACCCCATCAACATGATGCAGATCATTGGCAAGCATTTGTATGATGAGATCTATAACCTAGCAGCTATGAGTCATGTGGCTGTTAGCTTTGAGACTCCTTATTATACGGCCAATGCGGATGGCACTGCGATTCTCGGCATTCTTGAGGCAGTGCGTCTGCTTGGTCTTGATACGAAGATTTATCAGGCAGGAACAAGCGAGATGTTTGGAAATGCCAAGGCACCCCAGAGCGAAGCGACTCCATTTGAGCCATGCTCACCATATGCCTGCGCAAAGGTGATGGCTCATCATTTGATGGCTACCTATCGCAGAGCTTATGATATGCACTGCGTCAATGGGATATTATTCAACCATGAAAGTCCTAGAAGAGGCGAGACATTTGTGACGCAGAAGATTATCCAAGGTGCCAAGCGATTGGTTAAGGGTGAAGGTGGTCCGATACTCCTTGGCAATGTCAAGGCGGTTAGGGATTGGGGTCATGCCAGGGATTATGTGCGTGGCATGTGGCTGATGATGCAGCATGAGATACCACAAGATTGGGTGCTGGCAACAGGTTT